TCATGGTGCTCAACTCCTGAAAGATAGTTCCATTTAAAGAAATATCAAGCTTTTTTGAATGATTTTTCTCTTTCAGTTACGGAACAGTTACCCGTAAAGTTTGAAATTTCAAGGTGTAAAGTTGACTTTTTTGCTGTTTAATAGGGGATTTTTGATAAAAAAGAGTGAAAAAGGTGATGATTTTTGATGAAAAAGAGTGAAAAAACATGAAAAATATTGAAAAAGATAGGAAAATGACTCGAAAACAGGCCGCTTTCTGTCGTGAGTATGTGATCGATTATAACGCAACTCAGGCGGCGATAAGGGCAGGTTTTTCTAAAAATGGAGCTGCCGTAACTGGTGACAGATTGCTAAGAAAATCTAATATTTCAGCCTTTATAGACGAGCTTGAAGCAGAAAAGCAGGCGAAACGGGATGTGACCATCGACAAAATACTTTCCGAATATGCAAAGATAGCGTTCACGGATCTGCCCGGTATAATCAATTATTCTCGCGGAATAATGTCATTGTCTGATTTTGAAAAATTGACACCTGACCAGCGTGCGTGCATTAAGAAGTTTAAAATCAAAACCGGCAAGCCTCTAGCGGATGATCCCGACAAAGTGCCTTGCGATTATGTCGAAATTGAACTGCATGATAAAATGCATGCGCTTGACATGATGGGCAAGCATTTGGGCATGTTTATAGAGCGACATAGTGTTGATGTTGAAAAAACTCCTGAATTAAATTTATCAATCGGAAGTAAAAATAAGTAAGGCAATTATGTCCATTGATATAAATTTGCACGATAAACAAGGCGAGTGCTTTCTTTCAGAGGCCAATGAGATATTATATGGCGGTGCAGCTGGCGGTGGAAAAAGTCATTTAATGCGTGTCAAGGCTATTGTTTTAGCATCGCAAATTCCAGGCATTCAGCTATACCTATTCAGGAGGCAGTCGGAGGATATTTTGAAAAATCACTTTGAGGGACCAGGCAGTTTTCCTGACTTGCTTGCTCCGCTGGTTCAAAGCAAATTTGCAAGAATTAAATATTCACCCACAAAGATAACTTTTTCAAATGGATCAGTTATAAACTGTTCGCACTGCCAACTTGAAAAGCATAAATTCAATTACCAAGGTGCTGAAATACATGTGCTGATGATTGACGAATTGACGCATTTCAGTGAGAGTATTTATAGATATTTGCGTTCTCGTTGCAGGATGTGTTTTGTGCGGTTCCAATCCGGGCGGTGTTGGTCATAACTGGGTTAAAGCTATGTTCATCGACAACGCCAAGCCTTATGAGATTAGGCGAATGTCGGAAGATGAGGGGGGAATGTTGCGGCAATACATACCGGCTAAATTGGAAGACAATCCGAGTCTTGACCCCGATGAATACAAAGGCAAACTTGCCGGATTGGGTTCTCCGTATCTTGTTAAAGCAATGCTGGAAGGGAGTTGGGATATAGTTGCAGGTGGAATGTTTGACGATGTTTGGGACCCGGAAATACATATTGTCGAGCCGTTTCCGATTCCGCGAACATGGTATGTCAACCGCTCCTTCGACTGGGGGAGCAGTAAGCCGTTTTCCGTGTGCTGGTGGGCTGAAAGCGACGGTTGCGATGTGCGGATGAAGGACGGGTCTGTTCGTCATACAAAGCCGGGTGATTTGTTTTTGTTTGCTGAATTGTACGGTTGGAACGGCAAACCGAATGAGGGGTGCAGAATGCTTGCCTCGGATGTCGCGGTTAAGATTCGACAAATTGAGGCAAGGTTTCCATTTACGGTTAAGCCCGGTCCAGCGGATTCTGCGATTTACACAAAAGAAAACGGTAATTGCATTGCCGATGATATGAGTGCGCAGCTTATACGGTGGGAGCACGCGAATAAATCACCAGGGACGCGCGTCAACGGTTGGGAGATTATGAGGCGTTATCTATCCGGAGCTATTAAGAGAGAGACGGCAGGATTATTTGTTTTCGACACTTGCCGTCAGTTTATACGGACCATTCCCGTATTGCCGAGGGACAAGATAAAAGTTGATGATATAGACACCAATTCAGAGGATCATATCGCCGACGCCGTTCGTTATCGTTTGCTTTCGAAACGCTCTGTTATCAAAGTTGGGCGGGTCAGGGGAATGACTTGATCGTTTACTCTTTGTTTATTTTATAGAGATTGAAAAAAAATAAAAGCGAGGTTGAAAAAATGCCGGACAATATTACAAATTACGCATATCCAAATTTTTTGAATTATCTTGCCTTATGCAGGCAAATGAGGGATTCAAACGCAGGCGAGCATCAAATTAAAAACGGCGGAGCGGTGTATTTACCGATGACCGACGGGCAGTCCGCCGATTTAAATTCGGCTGGCAAGAAAATAAAATTAATGGCCTTCGACAGTTACAATCGTTATAAAAACCGTGCTATTTTTCCAAATTACACAGCGGATACGATTATATCAATGCTTGGCGTCATGTATGCCGAAAAACCCAAAAAGCTTGATTTGCCGTCGCAACTGGAAGAAATGACGGAAAACGCTACGATTTACGGCGATAGCCTTGAGATGCTTATGAGGCGCACGAACGAGGAACAGTTGATTGTCGGCAGGCGTGGATTGTTGCTTGACCCGCCAATAAACGGGAAAGCACCGAAAATCGTCGAGTATTCCGGAGAGTCCATAATTAACTGGGGTGCGTCTGTCGATTCCAGCTCTATTCTGAAGTTGAATTTTATTTTGCTTGACGAGAGCGGAAAAGAATTAAAAGGATTGAAATGGGAGGATGTGAAAAAATACAGATTGCTTGCTATTGACGCGAAAGGATTGTATTACAGCAGGGTGTTGTCGGACGATATTGATTTTGATGGGATTGACATATTGAACCCGTCTGAGCCGGAAGTGGATTCAAGCGTCGTCTATCCGCAACTACTTGGGAAAACACTTGATAAAATTCCGTTTGTGTTTATCAATGCAAGCTCAAATTTGCCAGATATTGGCAAGGTTCCATTACTTGCTTTGTCTGATTTGTGCCTTGCGATATACAAGGGTGATGCGGATTATCGCCAGCATCTCTATCAGCAGGCGAACGACACATTGTTTGCGAGCGGTTTTTTGCAGGATGAACTTGAATTACTTCGAGTCGGTGCCGGCGTTACAATCGGAAGCACTTCCCCTGATGCCGATTTGAAATATGTCGGAGTTACAAGCAAGGGTTTGTCGGAAATGCGAGAATCACAGCAGAATTTGCACGCGCAGGCAGTAAACATGGGAATCGCTCTTGTCGAACAAAAACAGGCGGAAAGCGGCGAGGCATTGCAAACAAGGCTGTCAGTCAAGACGGCAAGTATGAAAACTATTGCTCTTTCATGTGCCCGCGGAATTGAAAATCTGTTGAGGATTGCCGCCGAATGGGTTGGTGCCAATCCTGCCGATGTGGTGATCGAACCAAATCTTGATTTCTCCAGTTCTTCCGCCGCGGCAAAAGATTTGCTCGACCTTTGGAACGCGAAAATTTCAGGAGCTCCGCTTTCCGAAAAATCAATTCATGAATGGATGAGGAAAAACGACTTCACCGAACTTGATTATGAATCTGAAGTTGCGGAGATTGAAAACGAAGGCGGTACCGGAGCATTGCCGATTATTGGCGAAAACACAGCAGGTGAATAAGAGTGGCCAATAGTAAAAAAAACAGCATAACAGAAGCCCAACGGCAGAAGTTTGAAGATTCGTTTATTACGCATAATATATATCTTCAGCGGTACGCTGCGAATCTGGCCAATTATATTGTTACGATAATTGACGGCACGGAAGGCGATTTGCTGAAAATTCTTGAAACGAGCCTTGAACGGTTCGGGGTTGTCGCTCCGACTAAAAAAACGCTTGAGAAATTTGATAAAATTCAACGAGATGTTTATAAGTTGCGTTCAGGCGGAATAATCAAGGCTCAGAATTATGTTACCGACGAGCTTGTTGAGTTGGCACATAATGAGGCGGTATTCGCTAAGCAATCAACTGAATATCTGCTTGATGATATTGCCTTGAAAGCTCCTTCCAAAGCCATTCTTGAGTCGATTGTCACAAATGGTGTTTATGCCGGAAGTACTATTGAGCAAATGTTCAAGACGCTTGCAGTCAATGACACGAAAAGAATAATGCAGCATGTTCGCAACGGGATGACACAGGGATTGACGACCGAGTCGATTGTTCGAGGTATTTCCGGAACAGCAAAAATGAATTACAAGGACGGGATATTGAATATCACACGCAATGAGGCGCGGACAATTGCGAGAACATCGACAAACGGTGTCGCCAATTCAGCAAAGATGAGTATGTATCTCAAAAATACAGATGTGATTACCGGCGTTAAGTTTTCTGCCGTGCTTGATGGTCGTACGAGTTTGACTTGCGCGAGCGTCGACGGTTCAATTTGGAAACTTCCTGAAGAGGCTGGCGAGGTGCTACAACCGCCATTGCATCACAACTGTCGTTCATCACTCGTGCCGGAAGTAAAAGGCTTCGAGAATATGGATTATAAAAAGCCTGCAGCCAATAAAGATTTTATGGCTCGTGAAAAGGGTTGGGATAGGCGTTGGAAAGATTTGTCATCTTCGACACGCAAAAAATATTATTACAAAGAGATACAAGCAACTCCGGAACCGTTCCGGCAGGTATCGAGCAAGACGACTTTCCCGGAATATTTTGAAAGGCAGCCTGAGTCGTTCAAACGAGATTATCTCGGGCCGACGAGGTATGAACTGTATAAAGAAGGGAATTTGAAACTTGATAAGTTTGTGAGCGATACAGGGCGGCCTTTGACAGTTCAGCAATTAGAGCAGGCAAATCAGAATATATTTAAAGAGATTGATTTAGGAAGTAGTGAATTGAATTCTTTATACCGAGTAAGAAGTGAAGATGGTTTTGTTGATACGACTTATTATAGATTTGATGATAAGGATCCATTTGTCCCAGAAGAACTGGAAAAAGCTAAAAAAGCGGCTAGTGAAGGTCCTGATAGTTTTGTTAAATATTTGAAGGAATTAAAAAAAGCTGATGCCAACATTGAATGGGGAGCATCATTTACAAGCCAAGAAACACCGTTTGCAGTTGGTAGAGGCAATAAGCAAAATGTATATATAGCAATTCCAAATAAAAACGGAATTACTATTCATAATCATCCAGATGGTTCGTTTTTTTCTAAAAATGATATTATAGATTATTTGGAAAAAGAAGTTCAAGAAGCAATTTTAATTTCAAATAATCAAAAATATGTATTGAAAAAGGTGCGAAATAATGATATAATGAAAGCAGAGGACTTCAAGAAAACACATGAATCTTTAAAAATAGATTCTGAAAAATCAAAAATTATTATAGCATTAAAAGGAAGTGGATATGAAATCAAAAAATAAATATTTACAAGCAATTATGAAAAATCTTCCTCCTGATGTTATAATGCTTGATAGTCCATATAGAGAATATGATCATTTATCATGTCCACATTGCACTAAATTAACAGACAGCTTTGATGCTTTATGTGAAAAATATCCAGACGGTATTCCTTTTGAAATATGGAACGAAGCCAATTCATGCGACGATTACGAAAGAAAAAAATATCCTAAAATCCCGAAACAACCTTCCTGATACTTACCTCTATCAGAAAGTATCCTAATTTTGCCGGTGCACTAACACCGGTTTTTTTATGCCTTGGCGTTTTTTACAACTCGTTTATTGTCAACATGGCCAGAAAATAAAAAAAACATAATAACACCGGCATTTTTTGTACCTTTACTCCTGTTTTAAAGCCTTTCAGTTTACTTTATTTTTATTTAATAGAGCGGGATGTTCCGCTTTATGCGTGATGCAGAAAAATAAAACCTCGTGATGAGTAAAGGAAAAGAAAAGATGTTTAAATTCAAGTATGCGAACAAAGAAGAGTTTGAAAAAGCGGTGCCGGAAGGCGCAAGAGCAATGTACAAAGAAGTTGACGGCGAGTATGTACTGGCAGTTGACGGCGTAAAATCTCAAGCCGACATTGACGCGTTGAAAAAGGCTCTTGACAGTGAGCGTGATGCTCATAAAGAGACCCGCAAAGCGTTGAGCGAGATTGAGGAATTGAAAAAACTGCTTGGTCAGAAATCCGGAACGGGTGATCCGAATCCAGGAGACGATGGCAAAGGCGGCAAGGACAGCTCCGACCCTAATGTACTGGCACTAAAGAAAGAACTCGAACAGCAGAAAAAAGCTTTGGAGGATTTGCAGAAGGAGCGTGAGGCTCTGGCAGCAGAAAAGAAAAAGCATACAATACTTGAAAATCTCCGCAAAGTCGCAAACGGGAAAGTGAGGCAGGAAGCTATGAGTGATTTGGAGCTTCACGCCTCAATGTTCAATATTACCGATGACGGCAAAGTCGTTACGAGCGATGGAACGGATTTAAACACATGGTTTGCCGACACGCTGAAAAGCAAGCCTCACTGGTTGCCAAAAAACACTTCTTCCGGTGCAAGCGGAGGAACGAAAACGGCGGCGGGAGTCAACGGCGGACTCGACGAGAAGAAAGCCAAATTCAAGGAAATGTACGCAAAAAAAGAGCTTACGCCTCAAGAACGCGTGGATTTAATGAAACTTGGTTCTGAAATTAAGCAATTGGAAAACAGCGCCGAAGCCGGCACTGTCTAAAAATGATAAAGGAGTATTGAAAATGTCTATTGAAGTAGGTACTTTCACAATGTTCGACGACCCTGTAAGCGTGGTCGATCCCGAAATTCTGGTAGCCGCGAAAGCGATAAATCTGCCAGTCAACAAAGGACGGTTTTTTCAGGATATGCAAGCACCGCCCAAGCCGCTTACAGCTATGGAGTTCAAAGTTTATTCGCGCAGCGTTACTTTGAAGACCGGTTCCATCACGGCCGACATCAACAATTCAACCGTGACGATTCCCGTTACTGCCGATTCCGCAAAGGGGCTTACGGTGGGGCATATCATCGAAATAGAAGATGAATTGATGTGCGTCAAGTCCGTCGACCGCAGCGCGAACACAATCGAGGTTCGTTCCCGCGGATTTGCCGGCACGACTCCAGCTCCGCACACCAACGGAACGAAGTTCGATGTTACAACCTACGCGGCGAATCAAGAAGATTTGAAAAGTGTCAGCGCGATAGCCGAAAGCACTATTGCATACGACAACTACGGTCAGCAACTTTACGAAATCTTACAGTATACTCGTTACGGAATATCACAACGCAAGGATGTGACGCCCGAAATGCGCAGTTTGCTGTTGCAAGAAGCGACAAGACGCGCAATCGTCAACGCCATTCAAGCGAGCGTCAACGGCGTAAAAAACAAGGGCGATGGAAACAACCCCTACGCTTCCGCAGGATTATTCTCGCAGCTTAACGACACAGTCGGCGGAGCTCGCCCAATCATCAAGCTTGACGCTCAAGGTGCAGCGCTGAACGAGACAATCTTAAAAGGCATCATTGAGCAGGTCGCGACAACGGGAACTCCGACGACGATCTACTGCAATTCAGGTCAAAAGGAAATTATCAACGGTTTCAATACCGGGATTCTAGTGCGTGACGCATCAAGCCGTGAAGCGGGAGTTTTTGTTGATACCTACACATGGAACGGCGTAAGCCTTGATGTGAAGGTCGACAACGACATTCCGGACAGTAAACTTGCGGTTGTCAACATTGAAAAATGTTACAAAGCTTGGATTGAGGGCAATGGTTTGAGACCCGCCGAAGAACCCGCGTTGTCATCCGACGAGCTTCGCGAGTCAATCAAAGGCGCAATCGGCTTTGCGATCGAAGATGTCGGTTACGAGCACGGATTTGTTGAAAATCTTGGTTAAATGATATGGGCGGGCGTAAAAACCCGCTCTTAATTGAAAGGATTTAAGAAAATGAAAGCTTACGATATTCCAAATTCGTTTTATGACAAGAATTTAAAAACCGTTTTTCCGCGTGGGAACTATGTTCCCAAAAACGACAAAGAGGAAAAAGCGGTAAAAAAATACATTGAGTCTAAAAAAAGCAAGGTTCAGAAACTGATTGAAAAAGCCGATGCTGGCGACGGCTCCAAAAAAGCCGATGCCGGCAATGGTTCAAATAAAGGCTCTGACGCCATTGCAGAGCAGGTTAAAAATATTACTGTCGAGTAGTCCCCAATCGCCAGTTTCTTTTCCCATTTGCCCGCTCGTTGATTCGGGCGGGCTTTTAAATTTAAGGAGGAATCAAAAATGAGAGAGAAAGTTCCAGTATTGATATTTTCAAGAGACTTCAAGTGTAAAGAGCTTGGGAAAACGATTAAAAAAGGTCGGTACGAGTTTTATGACAGAAAAGTTTTCGACATTCTGAAACCGTATTCCGATAATCTCGGCAATGGTGGAGTAAACAAAACAAAGGCTGGTAAATAATGGCTTTGGTCGTCGGGCAGAACAGTTACATTTCAGTTGCCGATGCCGATGTTTATTTTTCGGAACGATTAAACACTACGCCTTGGCAAAATGCAGATAATACAACTAAAGAAGCGGCGTTGATTCAGGCGACTACTATGATAGACGCTTATTTCAATTTTTACGGAGAGAAGACCGACCCGGCCCAGCCTTTGGACTGGCCGAGAAAAGGTGTTTATTTAGACGGCGTTGAATTGGACAACAACACAATTCCTGCACAAGTTGAAAAGGCGACTTGCGAGCAGGCGTTGTATCTGTTAAGTGTTGATTCCACATTCCAGCCCGGTGTTACGCTCAAAGGATTCAAAAAGGCTAAACTTGGCGAAATGGAAATCGAGGCTGATTTAAACTATTTGCCAAGCAAGATTAATTCATATATCATCGCATTGCTTCGTGATTTCGCCGTTCCGGAAAGCGGAGCTACGCAAAACGGCGGAGTGCGATTGATCAGAACAATAAGGAATTAACGAAATGCCCGGTATGTTTGATGATATTTTCGCAGGAGAAAACGGAGTTGCCAATACTCTGCTTGATGTGATGGGAATACATTCAACTCTTAAAGTTGTTACTGATGACAATTATCATCCCGAAACCGGTGATGATTTACCGGACGATTTTCAGGAGTTTGAAGTGCGTTCATCTCCACCGATGGCATATAACATCAACGAGATTGACGGCTCAAACATATTGCAAGGCGACATGAAAATTATCATATCAGCAACGGAAATAAAAGATTTGGGTTTGAAAAAAAGCGACCTTGAACGAGGCATGATAACTACGAACGGAGAGACTTTCAGTATCGTGAATGTCAAATCCTATGTTTCCGGGAATATGAACGCGGCGTTCGAATTGCAGGTGAGAAAATGAGTTTCGGGACGCAACTTACAAGTTTTTCTTTACGGTTGAAATCGAAATCGAAAGAAACCGTGCGTCAAATTGCCTTTCAGGGCTTGAAAATGCTTGCAGAAAACACTCCCGTCGACACTGGCAGAGCAAGAAACAACTGGTTTTTGAGCGCGTATTCGCCGAGCGGAGAGATTAACGACAGTTTTTCAAAATCCGTCGATAGCGGGCGTATGATTGCTGAGATTGGCAAAATTACAGGTAATGAAGGTGTGATTTATATATCCAACAATCTCAAATATATAATGGCTTTGGAAAACGGCCATTCACAACAGAAGCCTTCGGGTTTTGTCGCCATATCACTCAAACAGCTGAAACAATATATTGAGTCTGGAAAATTGAGATAGAAAAAATGCTTAATCAAAAAAACATAAGACAAACGATAAGAAAGCCATTTATAGAGGGTGGTGTTATTGGCATTGAATGCGTCGCTTGGGAAAACAGAAAATTCAACTCCGACAACCGCGAGATATGGTGTCGTGAGACATTGTTGCCGGTTGGCGAGGAACGAATATGTCAGGGCGTTGAATCCTATACAGGCATATATGTAATTGATGTGTTTGTGAAATCGTCATCCGGAACGGAACAGGCCGAAGAGATGGTCAACGACATTGGCGAGCTGTATAATATCGACAATTTACCCTATATTCAAGGCGACGGCGTTAGATGCGTTGTAGACAGCGTGCAAAGCGTGAAAAGGCAGGGTTCAGGCAAATGGGAGTTCATTCCAATTCATATAAATTTTACTGCGTTCAAAGATTCGCAATAACAGTTTACTCTATTCTTTTTTAATAGAGAGAGTTTAAAAAAATAACAGGAGGTTTTTAAAATGGCCAAAGAAAAAAGCGGTTACAATATTAATTTCAGTTTTACGCCGGCGGCTGGAACAGCAATTCCGTTCTGCGGTAAATCCAAGCAGGTCCCCGGCGTCTCCGGGCAGGATAAAATCGACATGAACACCGATTGCGCCGACGAGATAATGGAGTTCGAACCAAGCGATCAATATGAGATTACCGACGCGAAAGTTACAGTGATATACGACATGGATCTGATGGAGACGCTGAGAGGCGCGATGTATAAAAAAGGCACGCTCACCATTTCTTCCAAGTATACCACTAAAACAACTACGCTTGACAATATGTGGATTAACAATGTCGAGCCGGGCGATGTCGATTTGAACGGCAATCCAACGATGGATGTCACTTTTGTTTCCGGAGGCGGAGCAAACGGAGAGCCGGTTGTTTCAACATAATTAAGAAAATACGCATCTTCTTTCACGGCGTTGGCGACTCGCACCCGCCAGCGCCTTTTTTAAAGTTTAAAATAGGGATTAGAAAAAAATGAACAGTACAAAAAAAGAATTATTGGAATTCGCACAATCCGAACTTCCGAAAAAAAACATCACAACTAAAACGGGCAAGACGGTAACGATTCAAGCGTTGAAGGGATCCGATTCTCTCCGGGTATCGTCAATGATAAATCTGGACGAGCGCGAAATGTTCGCTTTGCCGAAACTGCTTGTCGACCCTGAATTGACAAATCGTGAAGTTAGAATGCTGATAGATTCCGACCCGGAAACGGCTACGGAAATATTTATTGCCGGGCTTGAACTTTCGGACGCCCTCGGGCAAACTGAAAGCGAGGAATATAAACTCGCAAAAAAAAACTAATCGAAGACGGCAAATTACGGTTTATTTTTGATTTGGCTTCGGAATTCGGAGAACCCAATCCGGAAAAACTGCTTGCGAAAATAAGCCGCAAAAACTTAATTTGGTGGCGAGTTCGGCACGAATTGAAGTTGAGTAAGCTACATGATAAATGGGAATATTATTTTGCTAAATTGAGCAATGAGTTGAAATCGCTATTTGATGGTGAGCCTAGAGAGATACAAGAAGGCTTGATTAAGTTAGAAATTAAAACACCTGAAGACATTGAAAAAGCACAGCGAATAAAAGACGAACAGTTTTTAGCGGCCTTTGCGGCGACGGCAAGACGGCAACAGGAGAATAAAAGAAAATGATTGATTATGCAGCACTTAATTTAAGGATTAATAATAATCAGTTTAATGCAGGTATTGACCAAAGCTCAACGAAACTTGGGCGTTTGGCCGGTATTGGAAAATCCGTTGCGGTCGGGCTCGGTGCCATGTTTGTTGGCTCCAAGATTGCGAGTGGCACTGT